CATGTGAACAACCTAGACATTACCCTGATAAATGGGGCTAGGATATACGTTCGTGGTGCGGATAGACCTGATACCCTTCGTGGCGTTTCATTGACCTATGCCGTTCTCGATGAGGTAGCCGACATTAAGCCTGAAGCATGGGAACAGGTTATCAGGGCCAGTTTGTCTGATAAACGGGGTAGAGCACTCTTTATCGGAACTCCAAAGGGTAGAAATTGGTTCTACGATACCTTTAAGTTGGGTGAGTCAGAAGATGACCCTGATTGGAAGTCGTGGCACTTCACCACTGCTGATAACCCCTTGATTGACCAAGCAGAGATAGATTCTGCTAAGAAAACCCTGTCATCCTTCGCTTTTAAACAAGAGTTTATGGCTTCCTTTACCAATGCGGGTTCTGACATCTTCAAGGAGGAGTGGATCAAATACGGGGTAAAGCCTGAACATGGAAGCTATTACATTGCTGTTGACCTAGCGGGATTTGAGGAAGTTGCCAAACAAGCGGCTAATGCTAAGAAGCGTCTAGACGAGTCTGCCATCTCAATCGTTAAGGTCACAGACGATGGAAAGTGGTTTGTTGAGAAGATTGAACACGGGCGTTGGGACATCCGTGAGACCGCCTCTAAGATTCTGATTGCTATTCGAGACTACCGCCCTTTAAGTGTGGGGATAGAGAGGGGGGCGTTAAAGAACGCTGTTTTGCCCTATCTTTCGGACTTGATGCGAAAGAACAACACCTATGCCCACATCATAGATTTAACCCACGGGAATAGAAAAAAAGCGGATCGGATCATCTGGGCTTTACAAGGTAGGTTCGAGCATGGCAGAATTGTGTTAAATTCGGAAGAAGATTGGGATGAGTTTGTAGACCAGTTAATCCTGTTCCCTGCTCAAGGAGTCCATGATGACTTGCCTGACTCCCTCAGTTACATTGACCAACTNGCTGTTACATCTTACATGGAAGAAGATGACAGNGAGGANTGGCAACCTGTAGATATTATTAGTGGGGTATAAGAATGGAATTCCAAGAACCTAGCGACTCAGACAAAGAGATAGTTAACTTTGTTGTCAACCATTGTGATAGATGGAGGGATTGGAGAGATGTCAATTGCCTTGATGATTGGCTAGAGTATGAGCGCATCTTCAATGGTGAGTGGGATGCCCAAGACAAAACCCGTGAGTCCGAGCGTAGCCGTATTGTTACCCCCGCTACCCAACAAGCCGTAGAGACACGCCATGCCGAAATCATGGAAGCCATCTTTGGTCAGGGTGAGTTCTTTGACATTCAAGATGATATTCGTGATGTCAATGGTAGCCCCTTAGATGTTGCTGCCATCAAAGCACAACTGATGGAAGACTTCAAAGTAGACAAGATTCGCAAGTCCATTGACCAGATTGAACTGTTGGCTGAGATTTATGGTACGGGCATTGGTGAGATTGTTGTCAAAACAGAAAAAGTCTATGTTCCCGCTACTCAGGCAATACCTGGTCAAATGGGACAAGCGGCTATCGGTGTAGTAGAACAAGACCGCATTGCAGTCAAGATTGTTCCTGTTAACCCCCGTAACTTCCTGTTTGACCCAAATGGAACATCTATTGATGACTGTATGGGTGTCGCTATTGAGAAGTATGTCTCTATCCACAAGATCGTTAAAGGCCAAGAAGAAGGCATCTACCGCAAGGTAAAGGTCGGCACTGACTCTATGGATACAGACTTAGAACCTACACAAGAAGTCTCCCAGTACGAAGACGATAAAGTTAAACTTTTGACTTACTATGGACTCATTCCTCGTGAATATCTTGAGCAACTAGAAAACGAAGAAGATGCAGAAGACTTATTCCCTGAAGACTCTATTCAGGATGAGTATTCCGATCTGGTTGAGGCTATTGTCGTTATCGCCAATGATGGTGTTCTTCTGAAAGCAGAAAAGAACCCATACATGATGAAGGATCGCCCAATCCTTGCTTATCAGGACGATACAGTCCCTAATCGCTTGTTGGGTCGTGGTACTGTTGAGAAGGCTTACAACTCACAAAAAGCCATAGATGCACAAGTTCGTTCACACTTAGATTCACTAGCTCTAACAACTAGCCCAATGATGGCTATGGATGCTACCCGCCTCCCACGGGGTGCTAAGTTTGAAGTAAAGCCAGGCAAAGCTATCCTGACAAACGGCAATCCCAATGAGATTCTGTTCCCGTTCAAGTTTGGCAATACAGATGCAACTAATCTGACAACTGCTAAAGAGTTTGAGCGTATGCTTTTGATGGCAACAGGCACTCTTGATTCACAGGGAATGGTTACTGCTGTCTCCAGAGATGCGGGTCAGGGCGGCATTTCGATGGCTACTGCCTCGATTATCAAGAAATACAAGCGTACATTGGTGAACTTCCAAGAGGATTTTATGATCCCCTTCATCACCAAAGCCGCCTATCGCTATATGCAGTTCGATCCAGAGCGTTATCCTACTGTGGACATGAAGTTCATTCCTACGGCAGCACTCGGTATTATTGCTAGAGAGCATGAGCAACAACAGTTCATTGCGCTACTCCAGACTCTTGGCCCTAATACACCTGTTTTGCCTATCATTTTGAAGGGCATCATGGCTAATTCTTCTCTGTCAAACAGATTTGAGTTGATCGAGATGCTAGACAAGATGTCTCAAGTTGATCCACAGGCTCAACAAGCGGCTCAAATGCAACAACAATTGGCTATGCAAATGGCTCAAGCACAGATTGCTGTCCAAACTACACAAGCAGAGCAGAATAAGGCTGAAGCGCAAAAGTTATTGACTGAAGCGCAATTGATGCCTATTGAGTTGCAAGCAAAGAGTATGGCGGCTAATACCAAGAACCTGCCTACTGATGACGCTTTGGCTTCACGAGAGTTTGATAAGCGTGTCAAAGTTGCTGAATTGATGCTTAAAGAAGCGGATATTCAGAACAAGGCTAAGATTGTTGAAAAGCAGATGACTAGACAATGAATCCAGAACTTCAGAAGTACTACGAAGAGAGATTTTCCATGATGTCCACTCAAGGGTGGATAGATTTAATGGAAGATGTTGACAAAATGATAGAACCTTTAAATAATATCTCAACAATTGCAGACGAAAAAAGTCTACAATTCAGAAAAGGTGAGTATTCAATCCTTATTTGGCTGAAAAACTTGAAACAAGTCAGCGAAAGAGCATTTGAGGACTTAAATGAGAAGAATGTATGAATTTGCCTGTATAAACGGGCATAAGACAGANAGATTTGTTGATTATGAGTTAACAAGTCTTGTGTGTGATTGTGGTGAGGAGACTCATCGCATTTTATCTGCACCAGCTTTTAAGCTAGAAGGGTGGTCTGGAGCGTTTCCATCATCGCATGGAAGGTTCGAGAAAAGCCACTTAGATAGATTGAAAGCGGAGCAGAAACTCAACTCATAAGCAATTATGCCGAGTTGAATCTCCTACAACCGATTGACGGCAGGAAAAGGAAAAAGTATGTTGATTGATGATGACAAAGAAGAGTTGGGTGAGTTAGAGATTGAGCAACAGAAGATCGAGCAAAAGCCTGAACTTCCTGATAAATACAGGGATAAAAGTTTAGACGAGATTGTGCGGATGCACCAAGAGGCTGAAAAGCTCATTGGAAAGCAAGCACAGGAAGTAGGCGAGGTCAGAAAGTTAGCCGATGAACTTATCAAACAGAACCTTGGTTCACGACAGCAGACTAGACAGGAAGAGCCTGAAGTAGATTTCTTTGAAAATCCACAGAAGGCAGTTCAAAGGACTGTTGATAATCACCCAGACATCCTAGCGGCACGACAAGCAACGCTAGAAATGAAAAGGGCGCAAATTCAGCAAAGGTTAGCGCAAACTCATCCTGACTTTGGCGATATTGCTAGAGATCAGGATTTTGCAAATTGGGTGAAGTCTAGCCCTGTTCGCATTAGAATCTTTGAGCAAGCCGATTCTGGATATGATTTCGACTCAGCCAATGAATTGCTATCTACCTATAAGCAGCTACGTTCTGTTAAACAGAAGCAGTCTAGTGATGATGGCGAGGTAACTCGCAAGCAGAACTTAAAAGCAGTAGGTGTTGATGTAGGTGGTTCTGGTGAATCATCAAAGAAAGTATACAGAAGGGCTGACCTTATTCGGCTCAAAATGCAAGACCCAAATCGATATGATGCTTTAAGTGATGAAATCATGCAAGCCTATCAAGAAGGTCGAGTTCGTTAAACTTTAGGAGATTTAATCATGGCATATCCAACACCAGCGGTAACAGTAACCACCGCAGCAACCTTCATCCCAGAAATCTGGTCAGATGAAATCATAGCCGCTTACAAGAAAAATCTTGTTTTGGCTAACATCGTAATGAAGATGAACTTCAAAGGTAAGAAGGGCGATGTAGTTCACATTCCCGCACCTACCCGTGGTTCAGCTTCAGCAAAAGCGGCATCTACTGCCGTGACTCTGATTGCCGATACAGAGACAGAAATTCAAGTGTCTATTAACCAACACTTTGAATATTCACGTTTCATTGAGGACATCGTTGAAGCACAAGCATTAAACAGCTTGCGCCAGTTCTACACTGCTGATGCGGGCTATGCGCTTGCCAAGCAAGTAGACACTAGCTTGATCCAAGTGGGTCGTGCATTCAATGGTGCTACTGTCGGTACTAACGACTACGCAACAAGCAATACATCCACCAAAGCCTTCATTGGCGGTGATGGTACTACTGCTTACAACAGCACATCTTCCAATGCTTCCGCTTTGACTGATGCCGCTATTCGCAGAACCATTCAGCGTTTGGATGACAATGACACTCCTATGGATGGTCGTTTCTTTATCATTCCTCCTTCAAGCCGCAATACGTTGATGGGTCTTTCCCGTTACACAGAACAGGCTTTTGTGGGTAATGGCAATGCAATCCGTACTGGTGAAATCGGTAATCTGTATGGTATCCCTGTGTTTACATCTAGCAATGCTGATACTGGTGCAGGTAACACTGCAACAGATCGTATCTGCTTGATGGGTCACAAGGACTGTATGGTTCTGGTTGAGCAAATTGGTATCCGTTCACAGACTCAGTACAAACAAGACTACTTGGCTACTTTGTTTACATCTGATACTTTGTATGGTGTGAAAGCACTTCGTGCAGCCGCTACAACTGGTGCAGCTTTGTCTTCTAGCGCATTTGCGTTAGCAGTTCCAGCCTAATAGTTGCCTTTTCCCCTCGCCTTAATCGGTGGGGGGATTTTTTACATCAAGGAGATTTATTATGGCAGCAGCAACAGCAGTAGTTTCCCGTAGGGGAACTGACCAATTCCGAGGTCTTTTTTCGGATACTTGGTCTGTAACAGCAACACTTAACGCTTCATCTTTAGCTGATGGCGCAGGTGAAACAAACACCATTACAGTACCTGGCGTAAAGCTAGGCGACATTGTGATGAACATCAGTATGGGTGTAGATGTCTCTGGACTCTCCATCACGCCTTATGTCTCAGCAGCAGATACTGTTTCAATTCGTTTCCAAAACGAAAGTACAGCTACTGTGGACTTAGCAAGCACTACAGTTAAGTGCGTTGTGGTTCGTTTGGTATGATAAAAGGGGGCTAATACCCCCCTTTTTTTGGAGTTTTTTATGGCTACTTTTCGTTGTTTACAGTCAGGTACTCTAATAACTTTCACCTATCAGCACGATATTGATAGCATGAAAGGTCATCAAGGATACGTTCTTGTTGAGGAAACTCCAAAGGAAGACAAACCTAAGTTGGGAAGACCAAAAAAAGAGGTTTCAAATGTCGGAAATTGATCCAAGAGAATTTGGTAAACTTGAAGCCCAAGTTGAGGCTCTACAGGTAGAAGTTCAAGCACTTCGCCAAGATATTAAAACGCTTTTAGAAATGGCAAACAAGTCTAAAGGTGGCTTTTTCGTTGGAATGGCTATCGCCTCTGTTATTGGCGGTATCATTTCTTTT